ATACCATTAGCTCTTAGTAACTGAGTAGCAGTTCTAGCTCTATTCTCTTCTAAGTTATATCTATAGCCATTACAGAAGTGTTTCTCGTAGTTATCTCTAGTCCATGTAGACACTATCAGATTAGGATCTAAACAACTAGCTAATAGATAGTTACTATATTCATAGTTCTTACCAGTTATAAACTTACTCATAACACCTTGGTTACCTAAACTTAACTCTATATTACCTTCTGATAACTTAAAGCTACTAAGTCTTAACTCCTCTTCAGTAGGGTTCTTCTTAATAACAAAGTTACTTACATTACCAGTATAAGACATTAATAGATTATTATAATCTTCTCTAGTTAGTATCTTATCTCCAGTAGTAATATTAAGTAGCATATCGTCTTTCTTACTATGGCTATATACTAACTCTTTCCAAAGTTTAATATTAGCCTTATCAGGACTATATTGTAGTTTCTTATTAAGTATGCTACTGTCTATACCAGAGTTAAATAGGTTACAAGTACCAAAGTTCATACCTAGTTTATATTTCTCTATGAATCTAATATAAGCATCTGCATAACTATCTATATTAGTATCATAACCAGATAGATAACTATGTACATTAGGTATAACACCATTATTGTTTATTAATGGTTTATAGCACTCCATAGGAGTATTGCCATTAGCTATAGCAACAGCTTCGTTAAATAGTTTCTCTAGATCTTCCATAGGCTTACCATCATTATCTAAACCAGTATTAGTAAGATTAGGTCTACCGAATACATTTCTAGTAACTATGAATATACCTTTTTCATCTACAGAACCATTAAATAAAGTTTTAATAGCATCTGTAAATTCATACTTAGGATATACCATAGATGGCCTATTACGTCTATCTAAAGTATGGAATACATGCTCTTCTGGATTTACATTGGTAAATACATATTTAATAGTATTCCATTTATTAGAGTCTATATCACCTTTAAGATCGTTATTAACTATCTTAATATCGAAGAAACTAGCTACATCAGATTCATAACCTGTAGTTATCTTAGCTAGTTTACCATCTTTATTAATAATCTTCATAGACTCTAGTTCACTATCGCACTTAGTACCAGTAGCTATAAGTTCATTAACTTTACTATAATCACCAGTTACATTAGCTTCAGCTTTAGCTCTAACTAAATCTTTATCTACTTTAGCTTTAAGTTCTAATACAGTCTTATAGACAGTATAATCTTCTTCTGTAAGATCATCTACTACTATAGATTTAAATCCAGAACTAGCAAAGATCTTATTAGCTATGCCTCTATAAGTATCAGTACTTACACTATCAAAACCAGTATTAAGAGTAGCTCTTAATACACCGTCACTATCTCTTAGTCTACTAGATACTAACTTAACAGCTACTGCTAATGAAGCTAATACCATAGTACCTATGGTGTCACCAGTATAAGAACCTTTTATAGTGTTTTCATAGACTACTTTCTCTACGTCTACTTTCTCTACTACTGGTTCTTCTTTAACAGTTTTAACCTCTTCTACTACAGGCAGTGGGTTACTTACTATTCTATTCTCAGGAGCTACGTATATAACTCCATTATAACCAGATTCATTAGCTAATCTTCTTACTAATGGATCTTTACTTAGTCTAGGATCGTAGATCTTATTTTCTTCTCCTAAAGTAACACCTTCTACTTTAGGTTTACGTAGTGGAGTACCGTTATCTGTAACTACGGTACCATCCCAATACATCTTAGTATTAAGATCTCTTTCAACGTCTTTTATCCCATACTCCTGTATAGGAGTTTCTACTACATCTGGAAATGGTTCTTGTCCTATAGTTACCATTTTAGACTCCTTATATTTTATAAAATAAGCTAGTAGAATAGATAAAGAATTTAGCTATTATTCTCTATACTTTACTAGCTCTAGTAGAAGAACATTTACTATTCTTACTATATAAATAATATCTAATTAATATTGTATCACTCTGATAGCCTAATAAGCTATCAGAGTGACTTATGTCTATTTTAACCAACTAGTCTAGTTAACTGGTGGTTAAAAGACTCTAAATAAGGTATAACATTTAACTGTTGCTGTTCTAAAGCTGTATTAGAATGTTGTTTAGCGGCTACTAAACTATCTATAGCTTTATAAAACTTATTTAGAACTGGGTATGGTAGATTACATTTGTCGATTCGAGTTCTTATAGACTTAATTAAGTAATCTACTCTGGATTCAATAGTTCCTACTTCGAACATATTATCGAATCTTTCAGAAACCATAGTCTTTATCCTCATTTCATAAACGGAGCAGTACAGATACCATATGGTATCTGTACTACTCTCTATATTAATAATGTCTAACTGTATATAGCTCATTCTGATATAAAAAATATAGACTACTAGTAGGATGTTACTCCTACTAGTAGTCTTATAGTGTTATTAGGTTATAGCTCATAGCTAGCTATTAGAAGCTAGTTACAACCTTGTAACCACGAATGCACTTTTTAAGAGTCTCTGTAATACCCTCAATATCGAACTCAGCTACGATTGGTAGTGATGGGATGTAAGAGAATCTTGGCTCAATGTGTAGCTCTTTAACAGTGCTGTTAGCTCTTGTAGTTTGAACTTCACGGTTGAACGGTGGTGTATATAGACCGAAACCGAAGTTTAGAATATCAGGAGCTGTGTTTCTATCTGGGTTGCTAGGGTTAATAAAGCTAACGATAATTTTCTTATCCATTAGTGGGTTGCAAGTTGTTACAATAACAGCATCAGTATCGTGTGTTAGTGTAAATGTGTTGCTGCTTACGCTAGCATTTACAGATGGTTGTAGTTGTTGACCTAGGTATCTAGCTACGTATGGGTTAGTACCGATTACAACTGTTTTTCTTACGCCTGGAGCTAGTTTCTCAAATACGTTAGTATAGTTAGACTCAAGACCCATTACAGTTACTACGTCTGCAATCTTATTAAGAATGCTAGCAGCAATATCTTGGATTCTCTCGTAGCTTCTTAGGCTATCTGTGTTCTCATTAACTTTTAGTGTCTCTTTATGGAAGAATGGAACATAAGCAACATCTGCATGTGTTCTAGTTAAAGCTGACTCAAGAGCTTTAGCTTCTTTAAGATCACTAAGGTAGCTTGTAAATCCAACAAGTGTATTTACAGCGTTAACACTCATAAGTGCGCTTACAGCTAGAGATTGTTTTTCAACTGTCTCTGCGATAGCATCGTTATCTTCACCAGTCATGTTGAAGATTGGTTTAAGTACGTTAAAGCCACTTCTGAACTCGCAGATGTGTCTATATCTTCTGCTTACAGAGCTCAATAGGATACTTCTCTTTCTGAAGTTGCTATTTGTAACAGCTACATCAAGATCATAACCAACTACTGACATTTTAGCAACAGCTTCTGCGATTTGTTGGCCAATACCAGTTTTAAGATCAGTTACGATAGTACCATCGTCAACTTTCTTAATCTCTAGAATATCTAGTTTAGTAGCATTAAGTTTGATAGTACCTTTATCTGTTCTTACAGAACCAGTAACAGCTAGTTCAACTTTAACAGCATACTCATCACCACCAGCTAGTGTAGCACCGAATAGAGCATTGTCAGCGTTCTCTTTATCTTGGAAGTCTTTGCTAGACTTAGTGTTAAGAACGAATTCACCGCTGAAGTTAGCAGTAAGCTCTTTGTTCATACCTTCTGCTGGTAGTTGGAAGTGTACTCTTGGTCTATGTGATAGGTCAAGTTTAACTTGTAGATCTTTATTAGTAGCATTTTGGAAACCTACGTATAGGTTAGTAAGGCTCATACCACGATCTAGTGCGTCTGTAAAGTCTGTTACGCTACCTTTAGCAAGATCAGCTTTAGTATTAGTTACACCGAAAATATCGATGTTAGCACCCATTCTATATGGAGCTGAGTTGAAAGTTTCACCGTTTACAGTAACGCCGAATTTAGCATCTTGAACAAGGAACTCTTTATCAGGGTCATTGTCGATAAATGGTTTAATTTTCAATCTGTTATCGTTAAGTAGTTCATTATCGAAAAGGTGTTTCAAGATTGGTTTTTCGCCAAAGTCTACGTCAATACCTCTTGGAGTAATGTGTCTGTACTCTTTTACAAAGTTATCAATATTGATTTTAACTTCGTAGAAAGCATCAGCTGGGTTCATAACGATTAGTGGGAAGAATGCTTCTGCAAACTCATCTTGCTTACTAGTAGCAACTGCTAGTGCAATTGTAGTATAGTAAACTGATTGTAGTTGTTGACCATCAAATGCCTCTAAGTTGACACTTAGATCTTTAAGTGTTGAATTAAAGTCAAGAGCTGTATCTACAGACTCGAAGTTAAGACCAGCATCTTCTGGTTTAACAGAACCGAATGATCCATTAAGAGCTTTAGTATAAGCAGATGGGTTAATAGTCATAACAGCAGCTTGAACAGCAGCAGCTTTTTGAACTGGAGTTAGTTCAACACCTCTGTTACCACCTAGTGACTCTAGGTTAATACCATCTAGTGTAGTCTCGATAGTCTCTTTAAGACTTCTAAAGCTATCTTCAGCAACACGTCTATCTTGGCTAGATAGAGACTCTGAGTTGAAGCTAAAGTCAGCTACTGAGTTACGATCTAGAGATTTATATACTTTTTCAGATGCCATCATAGCATCGAAAATACCTTTAATTTGAGTTTTATTCATACTCATATGGGTTCCTTTTATGGTTATTTTTTATTATATCCTCGTATGTTTAGTTCCTTGTTATGCTACAACAATCCTCGTTACTAGTTATACACTATATCCTAGCTATAGATATAAGTATCTAGTTTTTGCAAATAAACATTAAATAACACACTACTATGTAGTTTGCTAGTACCGAAATGATTCTGATATTCTCTAACTATATCAGAAGTCAACATTTTAGCAAATACAGATTGGTTACTTAAAAGTAAGTTACCGAACCCACTATGCATAACAATAAATAGTATATTGTTAGTGCAGCGTACGTTATAGGGTTTTTCGATATTACTCATTGCAATATCCTGTATATAGCTATCGCTAACTTCTTTATCTATAGTCAAAGACTTTAGAACTGCTTCAGACTCTCTAGCTAACCTAGATAGTTTTACGTTATCCATATCTACATCAGTGCTAACAGGTAATCCTAAATATGTCTTAATATAAGCATCAGTAGTCAATAGTTTAATAATATCAGACTCTGGTATACCTATATCCTTTAATCCATAAATAATCTTTCTGTTATTAACATCTGTTATAGTCACATTAGGTTGTTTACTTAATAGAACCTCACCATCTGGTTTACTATTATTAAGATCATTTCTAAAATAGAACTCTATATTAGAAAGTATCTTATCAGATACTGGGTTACCTACTACGTAATCTGGTACAAATAGAGTAGTTAAACCTCTATCGTTAAAATTCTCTTTACCAGTTATAAATTCCATAGTAAAATCTCCTTATACGATTTTAGTATTACATTCTATAGTATAACCTATAGAATATAAACTCCTATAGATAGATACTAAAAAATCAGAAATCTTGAATAGTGCTGTAATCTGTAGTATCTTTTTTAAAAGTTACACTATACTTAGATGTATCAAATTGTAAAATATTGTAAATAATGAAAAGAACAAGGAAAGTGTTATGAATAGAATAGATATTCTTATAACGTGTGTTATATTATTGTTTAGAGAACGAGAGATAACTAAAGACGGAACTTATGATAGTAGAAACTTAGTAAAGTCTATACTTAATGTTACTAAACCTAAACGTAGAGATATGCTAGAAGGGGATCTTAGTAATCCAGATACATTACTTATAGATCTACTTAACAGAATGATAGCTAATCCAGAAGCCTATGACGATAAAGGTAATCTATTGGCAGAACTTAAAGTTATCTTTAAGACTAATCAACTGTACTATGATACTGCTGCAGATCAGCTTAAGACAGAGATGACAGATGGTGGTATGAAACGTTCTGTTAACTCTATGGTTAATAAAGTAATGCAGTATTATAAATCTGCTATGGTTATACAGAAATTGAATACATTAACTTATAACCTTAATACTGGTAATATAAAGAAAACAGTTAGTGATGATGTAATGGATATACTACCAGAGCTAGAGTCACTATGCCAAAAGACAACTACTAAAGACCCAGGTGTGTTGAGTACACTACAACTCTCTTCTAAAGACGATATGGCTAATATAGTTAGTAGCCTTAAAGCTACTAAAGAAGAAGGTGGCATACTTAAGACAGGTTGGGTACAACTTAATAGAATGCTACAAGGTAAATTTGCCGCCTAATATAGTAATATATTGGGGTATGAGATGCGAGAATTGCTGGGAGTTCCTAAAGCCTCTATGCCTAACTATTTATAGTTAGGAGCGTAAGCAGAAATAAGTTAGAGGATGCTAAATAGAGATGAGATAAAAGGGTATTTTATACCTTCTCTATGGCTTAGTAATGGATAATCAGCAGCGTGTTTTTAATAAAAAAGTTTCTTATTTAATAACAAATATTAACATAAGGGACATTAATGCCTAAAAAAGAAATATGGAAGAAGTGCTTCCAAAATAATAACTATAGTGTTTCGAATACCGGGAAGGTTCGTTACGACGTCACTGGTAAAATTAAGAAAAATCAACTAGATAAAGACGGATATGAACGAGTTAATTTATACGATAAATCTAAGTCTAAAACGATAAGCGTTCATAGGTTGGTTTTAACAAATTTTACAGAAAATAGCGTTAATTTACAAGTTAACCATAAAGATTTTAATAAAAGAAATAATAATTTAGAAAATCTTGAATGGGTAACAGTAAAAGAAAACATACAATATAATCATAAACATGGAAAAGCCGCTAATGTTAATGGAATTAGAAATCCTAAGTCTAAATTAACGACGCAACAAGTTTGCGAAATAGCGGAAGGCTGGCAATGTAAATCCAATGTCGTGCTGTCTAAAGAATATAATGTAGATATTAATGTTATTGAAAATATACGTAACGGAACAACATATAAAGAACTAACAGGTGTTTGTAGAGACAGATATTATAAGGGCATATATAAAGATTAAATAACGCGTTCAACGACTAGTAAATCCTATATTAGAACATATAGGTATACCGCCAAGTGGTACTGTAATGGTTTAAAGGGAAGTTCGCATCAGTCCTATATTAGATAGGATTAAGATATAGTCTGGGCCTATATGAAAGTATAGGCTGCTATAGCAGTATATAGTCTAACGAGCTATATAGAACATTTCTGGGATTTCGTAAAGGACAAATGGGTACTGTAAACTCTTTACAGCATAATTATAAATCTGGTTTTGTTAAATCGATATTTATGCAAATTGCGAGATTTAATAAGCCGCAGTTAAAAGACCCTAAAAAGAAACCAGCTCTAATATATCTTAGTTTCGAAGATGAGATAGTAGATACATTAGAGTTTATGTATACATATCTTTATTATAACGAAAATAGAAAGCTGCCTGAAAATACGGATGACGATATTAAAAATCTTACTACAGAGCAGATACAAGATTACGTTATTAAGAGATTAGGCCAGAATGGATTTGAGATCATACTTATAAGAGCAGATCCGACGATTTGGACCTACCAAAGTATCTTTAATATGGTTAATCAATATGAGGCTAATGGTTATGAAGTACAGTTGTTAGTTTTAGATTACTTAGCTATATTACCAACTACAGGTTGTGATAATAGTGGTCCTACTGGTACTGCATTAAGAGATATGTTTAGAAGAGTAAGAAATTTTGGAAGTTCTTGGAATAAAAAATAACACATCAATTTATCGCTGATTTTAAAGGAGTCGGCGGTGAAAAAAGATATATACAAACCTTTAGTAGGTGAAAAAAGTATTTTAGTTAATTCAAATGGTGAATTTTTTATTAATGCGCCAATTGATATCGGTACACATACTAAAAAACGCATCGAGTTAACTTTATACGGAATAAGAAAGGTTTGGGATAAACAAAAATTATTTCTATTGTCATGGTTCGAAATAGAAACTTTACCAGATATTGAAAATAGATTTGCAGAATATTATAATAATATTGGATTTATCAAACTTAATAAAATAAGCACATATGGCGATATTGTAGATTACTATATGGTATTTAAACGACCTATACATTTTACACGGGACGGAACAACATATCGTGTTATACCTAATTATGTTGGTTATGGCGTTAGTAAAGATTATAAATTCTATAGTCTTAAAAAGGAAAAGGGTGTAAATATAGTTCTTAGGGAGGATACATATCCGACTATAGTTATATTTTCTCCAAACAGGAATCGTTTAAGTCATCTTGTTGTACATAGACTTATAGCTATGGCTTGGATTGATAATGAAGATATACTCTTAAAACCGTTTGTGAATCATATAGACGGTAATAAAACTAATTTCAATATTGATAACTTAGAGTGGGTAAGCCAGTCTGAGAATACGCAACATTCTTTAAAGTACGAACTTAATAAGACACAAAAAGGTATTAAGGTGCGTAATAAAGAAACTGGCGAAGTTATTGAATTCGAATCTGTTAGAAAGTTTTGCGAGCATTTTAATTTGTCGCACATTATTTCTAAAAGATATTTAGTCCCTGGTTATTTATTAAAAAATAAATATGAAGTAAAGTTAAAAGATGACGAAACGGAATGGTTCTATGGTAAACCAGAAAATCAGTATATGGAACCAGGTAAATCTTTACTAATATTTAGAGTTAAAAACCTAAAGACTGGAGAAGTTCTTAACTTTAACCGTAAAGAGAAAATGTATAAAGTATTAAATATACCAAACATGCAGAATACTCAGCATGAATATATGGATATACCAGAAGCTATCAAACGTCTTAATGCTAAATATGAGCATTTGGATTTTAGTTTTGAAAGATCTAAACTATGGGGTCCGTATAAGTGTATAGATATAATATTTAACAAAACTTATGTAGTTAATAACATAGAAGAAGCTAGTAGTGTTACCGGGCTTAATAGAAATATGCTCAGAAACCATTTAATAAACGATCTAGAAACTTTGTATAATACACAATGGATAGTGCAACCTTGTACGAAAACTATTGATTATAAACGTTATATTAATTACTATACATTTTCTAAATTTAAAGTTGAAAACTTAGAGACAAAAGAAATAAAATATTACGACTCGCTTCGGCGCGTTATAGCGGAGTTAGGCTTATGTTATGCTTCGTTAAAATATGCACTAGATAACGATGGAGTTGTAGGTAAAACGTGTTATAAAATACAGGACGTTACAGCACAAGAGTGTGCTGAACGCATTGCGCTTAATTGCGGGCAAGCCCTAAAACCACTAGATACGACTTATAGATAGAAATATACTATAATACTTATGACGTAATATTGTCAATAAGCATCGTGAAAACTCTAGAGGATGTAACAATGGGTAACCGACGCAGCGAAGCTTCTAAGTCTATAACTATAGATATGAAGTGTGTTCAACGACTAACCTCTGACTAAGGTGTAGAGCTAAGTAGCTCGAAATGGCGCGACATATTAATAAATATGAAGATATAGTCTACTCTTATAGGAAACTATAAGCTGGGTAAATTCCCGGGTACAGATTAACGACCTGTACTGAATACTAAGGAAAAATATCGCAATTATAAATTGTCACCAACTTTCGTCTGACTCTAAAGCTCTAGTAAGAAATGGTATACAAGACTCTATGTTTGTAAAAGAGGTAGCTGGTAAAGGTTATACAGAAGGTTCTAAACAGATAGACCAAGTAATAGATTTTGAGATTTATATCTATAAAGCTAAGATAAATAAGCAATGGCATCTTACTGTATGCAGAGGCAAACACAGAGGAGTAGGAATAATCGATGATAATTTGTTATACTTTACCTTACCATTCCCATACAGAGCTCCTATATTAGAGAACATTAACGATGATCATATAGAAGCTAATGCTGAGGATGATACAGGTGATGATCTATTTGAATAACAAATATATCACATTCTTTAAAGAAAGGACTTAACGATTATGACATTAGGTCAACATCAAGAAGCCTTTATGCGAGATGTAAGTAAACTACTTATCTACTTACATCAAAATGGTTATGAAGTACGTGGTGGAGAACTATTAAGGACTCCTGAACAACAAGAAATCTACATGAGAACTGGTAAGTCTAAAACTAATAAGTCTAACCACTTAGTTAAATGTGCTATAGACCTATTTATATTTAAAGATGGTCAATGGTTACAAGATAAAGCATCTCTAGAACCAATTGGTAGATATTGGTGTAGTCTCTGTGAGATTAACCAAGCTGGTATGTTTTATCAATCTTTTATAGACACTCCACACTTCGAAAGAAGAGTACAACAACCATAAGTATACTAGTAGGCATATGCCTACTAGTATACATACTTTTTTATTTCTTATAGTTATATATCTTATGATAGTAAGGTATAGCAAGTCCTGGATAAGATAGAAGCCATTTACCTTAAAGTTATTATCTTAATAAAAAGTTGATTTTACATTGTGTTATTTATAAAGATAGTGTTCTTTGCCTTTTGACTAAATTTTATATAAATAATACGTCTCTTTATTAATTTGTGTAGTGTACATACCTTACTATCACCTTTTCATT